CATCACCCCACGTCGTCGCGACGCGCTGCGGTTCGTCCCGGCAGGCGGCGGCGCCGTGTTCGCCAAGCGCGTCAACCACCCGGGCACCAAGCCCCGGAACTACCTCGCCGCCGAGGCCAGCGCGTCCGACGCCCCGCTGACCGCCGCCGTGGAGCGCGCCGCCGACGCCGCGGCGTCCGCCTCCGGCCTCGACTGACACGCCACCCCAGCCCGCACCGGACCCGACCCGATGAGCCTCCTCACCACCGCAGGCCGGGCCCTGTTGCTCACGACCGCGTGGGGCTCCGGCTCCTACAAGGTCGCGCTGCTACGGCCCACCTACACGCCGTCTGCGGCCGACAGCCTGGCCAGCGCCATCACCTCGCACGAGGTCACCGGTTCCGGTTACGCCGAGGGCTACGGGGGCGCCGGCCGCAAGGCCCTGGCGTCCAAGACCGTCACGGCCACCGTCGCCACGGACAAGGTGGCGGTCGATGCCGCGGACGTGACGTGGACCACCCTGGACGCCGGGGTGGTGGCCTACGCCGCCGTGCTCCTGGAGTCCGGGGGCAGCGACGCCACCAGCACGCTGGTCGCCGTGCTGGACGTCCCGGCCACGCTGACCGACGGCACGGACTTTACCCTGACCTGGGCGCCGTCCGGGCTCTGGAGCCTGTGACCGATGCCCACCCCGATCCCGGCCGTCTGGGCGTGGACGCCGGGCGCCCCGTCGGTTCCGCAGCCGGAGGCCCGCTACATCCTCGGCGGCGTCACGCTGCCGGACACGGCGCTCACCACCGGCGCGGACCTCCTCGCCCTTGCTGACCCGTGGTTGGCGGAAGCTCTGCCGTACTACCGGCACTGCCTCAACCGCGCCCTGGCCACGCAACTGCGCGCCGCGCTGGCCGGCCAGTCCACCCCGTCGGACGCCTCGACGGCGGCCTGCATCGAGGCCCTGCCCGTCGACCCGGCGCCGTACCTGGCCGCCCGCGCGCTGCGCCTCCCGTTGCTCTGCGGCTACCCGCTCAGCGCCACCTTCGCCGAGCGCACCATGCACCGCGAGCGCATGACGCTGCGCTACCGGTTCGACTACCTCTTGCCGGCGCTCACCCACGAGCAGGCCACGCGCATCCTCCCGATGCTGCAAGCCGCCGCCGGGGTGCTGCTCATCGCCACCCGGCTCGGCGCCAGCGCCACCTACCAGAGCGGTCGCCGCGTCTGGGACGAGAGCGGCTGCGAGCAGGTCCGCTTGGTGGACGCCACCTTCGGCCTGTTCGAGTCGTCGCAGTTCGCGCACCCCATCCCGACCCTCGGGGTGACCGTCGAGGTCGCGCTGCTGTCCGACGACGACACCGCCGCCGGGCTCCCGTTCTGGGGGGCCGGCTTCACCCTCGACACCAACGACGACGCGGACAACCCGGCCACCCTGGTCACGACCCGCACGGAGATCCCATGACACCCCCCGTTGTCTGGACGTTCGCCGCGGTGCCCCGCGTGCGCGTCCAGTGCCCCAACGCCCTGCTTGCCGGCGTCGCCCGGATCATAGGCCAGCGCTACGACGCCGACTCCGGCGAGTACGTCGTGAGCGAGCCGACCACGTACCGGATGAGCCGCCGGGACGCCGCCCTCTACCGCGGCCACTTCGCCAAGCACCTGCGCCACGGCGAGTTGCTGCCCGGCGACGCCGCCACCGCTGAAGCTTTCGGCGTCCCCTACGCCGCCCCCGTCCAGGAGACCCCATGACCTCCCTCGCCCTCGCCCTCACCGGCCTCGACGCCAGCAACCCGACCCCGGGCACGTACCTCGAAGTCAAGTTCGCGCAAGGCAACGCCGGGGGCAACCTCGGCCCGCGCCGCGTGCTGATCCTGGCACCCAAGGCCAGCGCCTCCGGCACCATCACGCCGGACACCCAGGTTGTCCAGATCCAGGACGAGGCGGACGCCGTGCTCTACGCCGGCAACGGCAGCCCCGCGCACCGGATGGCCCGGCACTGGTTCGCGTCCAACAAGTCCGCCGAGGTCTGGCTGCTGTGCCCCACCGAAGGCAGCGGGTCCGCGGCGGTCGACAAGATCACCTTCACCACCACGGCCGCCGCCAACGCCGTGTGCGAGATCACCCTCTGCGGGGAGACCATCTCGTTCCCGGTCCTCAGCGGCGACACCGTGACGGCCATCGCCGTCAACGCGGTGGCGGCCATCAACAACCAGACCCACTGGCCGGTCATCGCCAGCAACAGCAGCGGCGTCGTCACCATCACCGGCAAGACCTCCGGCGTCATCCTGAACAGCGTCCGGTACCGCGCCAAGATCGTCGGCACCGGCGTGGCCACGACCGTGGCCCCCACCGCGGACACGGCCCTCGGCGCGTCCGGCGCGGGTGGCGCAGCGGCCGGCGCGGGCGTCATCACCATGACCAACGCCCTGGCGACCATGCTGCCGCGGAAGTTCGACGTCATCCTCCAGAGCGAGCAGTCCGCCGCGGCCATCGTCGCCCTGATGGATCAGGTCGCGGTCCAGGCCGAGCCGTCGACGGGGTTTCTCCAGAAGGTCTACGTCGGCACCGCGCTGACGCCTGCCGACGCTGCCACCCTGGCCAGCGGGTCCAACGGCAACCGCGAACGCCTCGACCTCATCAACGCGGAACAGTGCCCGGTCGAGCACTACGTGTTGAACGCCATCGTCGCGGCCAACTACGTCAAAAACAACGGGCCCAACCCGTCCTACTCGTTCGACGGCTACGGCACCAAGGCGGGCCAGTCCCTCCCGGGCCTGTCGCGGCCGTACAACGACGCGGCCCTGCCGACGTCGACGGAGATCCGGTCGATGCTCAACCAGGGCGTGACCCCCATCGCCTACACCGACGGCGGCGCCCCCTATGTGGTCCGCGCGGTGACGACCCGGTGCAAGACCGGCAGCGCGTTCGACTACCGGGTCCGGGACGCGCACATCGTGACCGTGGCGGACCGCTTCGCCGGTGATCTCGCTGTGCGCGTCAACGCCGCGCCGTGGACCAAGGTAGCGGCCGATCCGGTCGGCAGCGCCAAGGAGCCCGGCCCGGACTTCTGCACCCCGCGCCGCATGGCCGCGCTGATCGAGGGGCTGGTGGGCGACTACATGGACGCCGGCCACCTCGACCCCAGCAAGCGCGCCACCCTCATTGCCGGCATCGCCGTCGGGCAAGACCCGCTCGTGCCGTCCCGGCTCAACAGCCGCATCCCCCTCTACACCGCGGTGCTCCTGCACCAGCACGCCATGCTGGTTGCCGAGAGCAGCGCTGCCACCTGATCGGAGTCGACCATGGCCAGCCTACAGACCTACGACCGTGGTTCGGTCTTCCTCGACAACCAACTCCTCGTGGAGTGCGTCAGTTTCACCGTCAAGGCGGACCCAAAGCTCAACCCGATCTCGACCATGAACAAGGGCTTCTCCGGCGTCAGCCCCGGCGCCGAGATGACCGAGGTGGAGATCACCGAAGCCCTGCCCCGCGCCGGCTTCGACTACGCCGCGCTTCAGCGGTTGCAGGGCGTCGACGTGGTGGAGTTCGTCTGCTTCCTGGGCGCGCAGAAGCTCAAGTGCAAGGGCTACATCTCCGGCCTTGACCTCGCCTCCGGCGTCGACAAGGGCGCCGAGGTGAAGTTCAACTTCATCGGCTCGCCCCTGGAAGCCTCGGACTTCTGATGCCGCTGCCGCCGACCCGACCCAACAGCGCCATCCCGGCGGACATCGATCCGCATAAGGTGCCGCCGAGCCAGCTCCTACAGCGGCTCATCCTGCGCGGCACGATGCCTCACAAGGTCGTGCCCTACCCGCGCTACGACGAGGCCGGCAAGTCCGTGGTCGACGTCCACGTCCGGCTGCTCACCGTGGCCGAGCAGGACATGGCGCTGGCCAACGCGCGCACCTACGTCGAGCGGCTCCTGTCCAACTCCAAGAAGGAACAGGCCCTCGACTGGCGCCCCGAGGAACTGGAGCACAACGCGCGCATCACGGAGATCCTCGCCATCGCCTGCCGTGAGCCCGACGACCCAGCCAAGCCGTTCTTCGCTCACGGCGTCGTCGACGCGCGCCAGCACTGCACCCCGGAAGAACTCGGCGCGCTGGCCAACGTGTACGCCACCCTCGCCAGTTACAACCCGCACCTGCGGGACATGAGCGACGAGGACATCGAAGCCTTCCTCCGCGCCATCAAGGAGGGGGCGCTGGAAAGCCCTTTCTCCTACTGCTCGCGCGAAGTGCTGGAGACCCTGCTCGACTACTGCGCGAAGCACTGGGGCGAACCGGTAGCTACCTCGACTGGCCCTTTACCGACCTGCTCCTGGTCATCGGGATCAGCCGCGCCGTGGACGAGTTCGACCGGAAGTTCCGCAAGAAATAAATGGCCTCGACCGTCCAGATCAACTTCCGCATCGGTGGCATCGACGCCGTGCGCGACGCGCTCAACAGCATCAGCCGCCTT